CAGTTGGAGAAAGAGACTAAGAATGATGTTTGGTATAAAGCCGACATTGTTATCTCAACCTTCGATATGCCTACAGCTTCGTTGAGTTTGGCTAAGGCGACAGATGCTGAAGTCCGAAACATTTTAGACAAGAACTGCGTTGCAGTTTCTGTTAAGGCTGGGGGCCATACCCTCACCCTTCGAGGAGTGTTTATTGTTGGACAGAAGTTGTTGTTGCCAGCTCATGCTTTCAAGTATATGACAAATGAGTGCGAAATTAATGTTATTGATTCCGATGTCTCTAGTTCCCATAATTCGAATTGCAAGTTTACTCTTACAAAGAGTCAATTAGTGATGATGCCGGCTATGGACTTGTGCATGATTGAGGTGGCTGGTTTGCCACCAAAAAAGAGCATTCTAAAGTTTTTCCTGCGCGAAGAGATTTGCCCCACCAAGGGCTTTGAACTTATGCGCCAAGAGGATGGAACTTTGGATATCATTCCCTTCTTCAATTTGAGGAAGGAGAGTGGAATGCCCGTGGAATCCCTTGGAATTAAGGTTGATATCTATATGGGCGTTAGCTCGCAATCCACAGCCGCTGGAATGTGCGGTTCTCTGTGTATCGGTACCACTCCGCGTGGTCCGGTGATTATGGGAACCCACCTTCTTGGGAACGGAAATCATGTTGGTTTCTTGTGCGTGAAAGTTGCCCAGATTGAGGCGCTTATGAAGCATGAGAATTTTCACCGAGCTGATGTTCAAGGTGGTGGTGCCCCAATGCTGCGAAGTTCCAAGCGTTCTTATGCAGTTCAAGCATTTCATCATCGGAGCTTGTTTCTTTATCTCCCAGCCGTGAATGCCAATTTGTATGGCACTCTGGATAGTTTTGCTGGTAAGCAGAGATCTAAGGTCTGTGCCACGCCGTTTCAAGCTGAGATTGTTCAGAAGTATGCCCGCGAGGTTATGCACGGTGCTCCTGTCTTGGGAAGCTACCATGGTGTGAAGCAGAATGTTGCTCCCGTGGTGGTTCGAACGAACAACTATAATAAGTTGTTTCTCAAGGATGCTGTGAAAGGTTACTCCGGTGACATTATCACGCGTCTCAGTGAGCGGAGCAAGAAGGAACTAATCCCTTTGTCCACGCACGCAGCCATCAATGGTTTGCCTGGTGTGCGATATATCGATGGGATTAATCGCAATACGTCCATGGGATGTCCCTACAACACTACCAAGAAAGAGTTTCTGGAACCATGTGTCAGTGAGGAGTACCCCGATGGTGTGACTTTTAAGCAGGAAGTGCTAGATAGAGTTGCAGAAATCGAAGCAAAGTATGCTGAGGGATGTCGCGCGTATCCAGTGTTTGCAGGACACAACAAG